ATATTCGTTGCCAATTTAACTTCTGACAGTGGTTTATTATACAGAGATAATCATTATATTTGGAAAAACAAACAAATTTATGATTTAAATGATATTGACATTACGATAAAAAGTTTTTTCAAAAGGAACTTTGGGGCTTTAAATCATTTTGCTCATGGTCAAAATTCAGGTTTTTGTGCATTACAATTAGCTTTATGTTTAGGTTATACTCAGATTTATTTGTTAGGTATAGATTTATGTACGGTCAACGGTAGAACTCATTACCACGAGCTTTATGACACTAAGTTTCAGAGTTTTGAGGATAACCTGCAAAGGTATTATGAGAATTTCTATTTTTCATTACGGGATTACAAAGGAAAAAGTAAGATTTATTCTTGTTCTAAAATATCGAGATTAAATGATTTAATTCAATACAAAAATATTAAGGAGGTTTTATGAAAAAAAAGGATATAAAAATATTAAGAAAGCTGTGGAATGAAATCCCAGTAATTGATTTAACATCTAAAAAAAGTTTTTTAAAATCGTTAAGACTGGGAAAAAAATTACAGAAAGGTAAACAATGACAATAGACACTGATTTAATTAGAGATTATTTGCAATTGGCAGTTGAAAAGAAATTTGTTGCTGAAGAACACAGTATAGTTATAAGTCAATTTTTAGAAGTTCTCGAAGCATATTATCAAATGGCATCGGCAACAAAGACTTTAAATAATTTTACTAATATTTATAATGAGTTTTTAGCAAAAAAAAATTAAGATTTTAGTTTTCTCTTTTTAGGACGCCCTCGCTTTTTAGGACGCCCTATTTTTTTCTTTATCAATTTAGAAGTTTCAGTTTCAGGAATATCATCAGTCCATTGATTCTTGTCTTCACAAAGGAAATGAAAACCAAAGTATTTTTTAGCATTGCCGATTGAACCTAAATTACATTGTGTTTTTTTCATACCATTTAGAAATTCAACAGTCAAGTCTATTCCTTGCGCTGACATATAAATTGAAACACGTTTTAAATATGGTTTAGGATTTAATAGATGTATCATCCTCCTTGCCCTGTTTTTATTTTAAAATTTCCGACTAAACGAACTTTTGGTATCTCATCAATAATTATTTTATTTCCGCTATAAAGAATAACTTTGGCTTTTCTTGATGCTTGATTATGAACAATCACGGGACTACCTTTTAAAAGTTCTTTATCATACTTGCTATCAAATATAAAGCAATATTCAACGGGTAAATAAGTTGTTTTTATATTGCTATCTATAATAGTTTGTAAGTTTCGTTGCTCCCAAATATCATTTGAGTTATTTAATTTAATCCAATTTAAAATGAATAATTTCATTTCATAGTTATTACGGATAAATAATGTACCTGAGCGAAGTTCTTTTTTCTCATGCCAAAAATAAAAAGCTAAGTCGCATTTTAATTTATCAAATAAAACAGGTTTTTCATATATTTCAGCGTCGGCGTCAATCCAAACAATATTTTCATCAGGGAAATCTTCCATAGCTCTTAGAATAATTTCTGCTTTTTGACTTGTATTTTTAATCCATGAACCACGATTTTCAATTTCGTAAATTTTTGATTTTAATTCAAATTTTTCTAAACATTTTATTAATATTTTAACATGGGTAGAATAAACTACATCATTCGTAAACATTGAAATATAAATCATTTTAAACTCCTTCTTCTACTGGGAATTGACTACATCTGCAATTAATGTCGTTGCCTGCATCACCTGTATCACCCGGAAATTCGCATTCAAGTCCGTCAACTACAAACATACCTTCAACAATTTCACCTCTTAGTTGACCGTCAGCGTCAGCATGAGCGCCTCTGGTTTTAAGGTCTCGCATTGAAAGCCAAGCGGTATTAAATCCTTCACCCATCCAAGCCGAAGTTTGAGCTAATCCGGTTGAATAAGTTGTAGTTGTTTGTGCAATTAATTCAGCCCTTGATTTAGTATAAATATCATTAAAACGGTTACCAACTCCATCATTAATTTTACCCATTAAATCAGATTTGGAAAGTAAAGGATTTTCATCTATAATTGATTTAATCAAAGTACCAACTTCTTCAGCTGCGGTATTGGCTGAAATTTTAATTTTATTGGTAGAATTTTTAAGCATTTTACGGATTTTTTCTTTAAAAGTATTTTCGTCAAAATCTATATCAATTTCAGCTAAAGAAGTTTCTAAGACTTCAATAATCAAAGCACGAATAGCAGGTGAAACTTCCGAAGTTAAAGTATTTTCCCATTCTTCAATATCTAAGAAATCAAAATCAATATCAGTATCAATTTTTCCTTTTATTGATTTTAAATTATCATACCAAATATTAAGATTCATAGAATCATATATTTTCCTAAAAGCCGAAGCGGTACTTTCCTGAATATCTTTTTTATGTTTTTTAGAAATTTTATCGAATTTTTTCCAAAAATAAGTTTTAAATTCTTCGGGTATATCCATCCATTTATAATGTAAATAATCTATCGCTTTTATTTCTGATAACATTTTAACGGATTTTACAGGAGGCAAACTAATAACAGGTTCAGGTATAGCGGTTATATTCTCAAAAGTATTAACTCCGTTTGTAAGTAAAAACACATCTCCATTTTCGATAGGGTCAAGTCCTTGAGCTATACGAATTTCATTCCTGCTTAAGATTCCTGCTTTATATAGTTCAATTTTATTTTTAAAAATAGTATCAGGGTCGGTATAACCTAACTTTTGATGTGCAAAATAAATGCGTGAATCCCATTGCCTGAAATGGTCGGTTAAAGTATCTTCAAAATCAGTTAAGAGCGGGTCAATAGTATCTTCATAAAATTCTTGTTTCAATACTTCCATTGTTGCACGAGCATTGAAATTAGAAGTAATCAAAGCAGGAGCAATTCCCCAGATGTTACCTAAACGAGTTATAATAGTGTCATCAGTATTTTGCAAAGTTCCCATATTTGCAGTATTTGAAGTTCCTGAAAGTGGTTCAACTGAAAGCCCGCCCTCAAGTAAAGCGGCTAATTTATAATTAGAAAGTTTATCATCCCAACGTTCTCTAAATCGTTGATATTCTGGGTCTGACATTGTATTCGGTGTTGTCAAAACAAATGGACTTGTAGCATCCCGAACAAAGTAAGATTGTACATATTCGATAAGTTCCTTATCCGCTCCAACGGAAATAGCAGATGCTTGTAATAAGAGCGGTTGACCTTCAAAAAAATTATTATTCCAATTTGATACATCGGGTTTTACAGTCTTAAAGTAACAAACTTCTTTAGCGTCTAAAAAGAATTTAGATGAATTATATTCAATTTTAAATTTATCAATAATACCATTATTAATTTGTGGTTTAACAAAGCAAGCCGGTAAAACCCATGCTTGATTTGGGTAACTTCCTTTTACCGGTGTGTAAAGATAGGCATTCCCGTAATAATCTAACCACATTGAAAGTAAACGTTTTGTAGTTCGCCAATCTGTATTTACATTAGCTTTACCGTCAAATAGTTGATATAACCAATTATTAGAATCAGCGGCTTTATTACTTAAATAAAGAATTGAGTTTGAGTTGGCTAAAACTCTTGCACGTCTCCAGATAATTGCAAAGCAAAGATTAGAAAAGGCATCTTCAAAAGATACTTTAGTATTTATATATTTACGTCCATAATTAGAGAAAATATCTCTAACTGAAAACATACTTGGAATTTCCTGTGCGGCTTTTTGCACTTCTGCTTTAAATTTTTTGTCTGTTAATATTTTCATTACCATACCCTTATATTAATTTGTTGTTCTCCAAAATATTGAACTCCATAACGTATTGAATCCATAGCATCATCTTTGAACTTAACGGGTTGCTCTGGAGTTATCGGATTCCCTAAATTATCAGTTTTCCATTTATAAGTTAATGCTTCATTTTTCAATTCAATACTTTCGGAGTGAAAAACCAAGTCATATTTTTTTACATTCATAATACCTTCTAAAACTGAACCTGAACCTTTAACGGCAGCACGGATATTAAAACCCGCTCTACGAATTTGTTCAATAGCTTCAGGTCTTGAACCGTCTGCTAAAATAATATCAGTTTTAGAAACATTCAATAAATTCATTTTATCTATTAAATCTTGTATAGTTAAATTACTTTCGTAAATTATTGATTTGCAATATAACTTATTTTCAGATAATTGCAATTGAGTTAAAGCATTCGGATGCTCAAACCCAAAATCAAGACCATAAGCTTTTTGTGTTGTTGGAAATTCTCTTGAAATTATGAAGTTCGGATAAATAAGCCCTTTTAAAACTGCCCATTCTCCTAAAGTATAAATCTTATAAAAAGCAATATCTATTTTTTCATAGTTTTCTAATTGTTGAATATATTGCTTGTTTTTAAGTATAAATTTATTATCTTTATAAGTTGACCATAATACAGTAGCGTCTTCATGTACGTTATCATGGTAATCAGATTTAAGATGTGAATTAATATCCGATGGGTTGTAAGAACATACCATTTGTTGATAATCTGGAGAATCTCCTCGCATTCTTAAATCCAATTGCATTAAATCCTCACGTGAAAATTCAGTAGCTTCTTCTGCCCAAATTGCTGAAATATTATGTACTGATTTTAGCTTTTCAATATCATCAGCCCCAGAGCTTAAAATCTCATTCCCATTTATACACTTAAAACTCATTTCAGATTCTCTGATTGTAAAAAGTGTGTTTAATCCCGTAGAGTAGTTAAATAGTAAATCCTTAATTAATCTAAATTGAGAATTACGAATAGTTCGAGCTACTTTTCGAGTTAATAACCAATTATAATTCTTATTCTTTAAAGTCTTTATTATGACTTTCCATGCACAATTAAAAGATTTACCCGAACCCGCACCACCGTAAGTATGTAAATAACGTGTTTTTGCTTTGAAAAAAGGTTCAAAATTTTCATTAAATAAATTAGGGCTTATATCTATATTAATATTACTCATTTAAAATATCTGGCAAGTTGACCTGAATATTTAATTGTATATTTGTTTGATTTGTTGCTTCGGTCATTCCTAAAATCTCACTTGCTAGTCTTTGAGAAGCTGCATTCTTTTGAGCTGTCTTCAATATGTTTTCCATTAACTTAGGAGAATAAAGTTTGTACTTGGGTAAAAAGTCATTCCAATTAAACTCTTTAGCATGAGCCCAAACTGTATTAATATGAAATTCAGTTAATTCTGCTATCTTTTCATAAGTTGGAAATTTGCCGTCTTCTTTTAAACACTTCATAATTGTATTAATTATAATATCATGATTACGGTCATAACTAATCTTATGAGTATCTTTAGTTATTGCTTCTTGTGTATTATTTACAACTTTTTTGGGTATTTTTTTACTCTTTATTGTCATGCTGTTTCCTTGCTATGTCTTATTATATATTAATTATTAACAAATTCCCATGAAGTGGTAAATCTATTTATGCCAGATATAGTATTATCTAAAGACTTCATACCTGTTCTACCTGTTCTACCTGTTCTACGTAATTTCCAATTATTATCTTTTTGGAATGTATTTATTAACGCTGGCGTTGTTGTGGTTATAATCAATCTAAAACCATCTTTAGTAAAATATTTACTTATATAATCTAAAAACCTTTTCCCAATTCCTATTCCTTGATAATCGGGCAGTACAACTAATCTGGTTATTCTTTTGAAGTTGTTTACTTTGGGATGAGGAAAATGCAAAACAGCACAAAATACACAAGGGTGATTATCAATATAACCGACAAATTCAGTAGCACTATGATTTAAAGAATGATTCAAATAATGATATTTCCTAAATAAATCCCATAAACCTTTTTGTTTGTAAATGTCGATATTAATGTCGGGACGCCGAAGTAGCCCCCTTGTATATTCAAAAGACATATTGTTTGTATTAAAAACCCAATCAGGTTCTAAATATTCTACAATATCCTTATGACATGAAACGGCTATAAATTTTTTGTTTGCTCTTTTAATAGTTTTACTTACTGCCATTGATGTAATCTTTGCAACGTTACGGTCAACAACTGAAGTAAATTCATCAAATACTATTATGTCGTATTCTTGTAATAAACAATAAGCCAAATCTACTCGCATTTTTTCGCCATTTGACAAAACATTATATGGTTTTAACCAACTATATGGGGATGAAAACCCAACCGAATTAAACATTTGTGTTATTTCGTTGAGAGTTTTATTTTCTGGCATATTATCAATAATTGATTTATTGTCGAAATCAAACTTATTTGATATATTGAATAATTGGTTAGCTATTGTAGTTTTTCCCGTTCCACTATGCCCATAAATAATTCCTATATTCCATTCTTTTGACAAATCTATATCACCAACAAACTGCTCCGTAATCATATCGGACTGTAAATCAAATTTGCTTTTTATAGCCGAAACTCTATAAGTCTTATCAGGTATAGATTGTTTTATAATATCAAAAGTTGGCATTTAAATCCTAAATTGTTTAATTGTTCAAAATATTCTTTTTGTTGAAATTCGTCTTTACAGTCAATAGATATTTGATAAATTGATTTTAATTTTACTTCCCTTATATTCTCTCCCTCATTATCTATCGGCAATTCCACTCCCCACTCATTAAGCAGTTCCGAATCCCATTCGCTAAGTATATCAGTGTCCCATTCTAAGTTTTTATGCGCTATTGAATTATCGGCAATAGCAAGCTCCTGAGCTTTTTTATCAGTTATATTTAAATCCATACGTTTAACAGCAATTAACTCATTACCGTCAGTTTCTACTATTCTAATCGGCAATCCTACGGTTGCATTAACTTCTGAAACTCCATTACCACAAATAACGTTATTATCTTTATCGAGAACTATTGAACGACCTGCTCCGAGTTTTTGTAAAGACTTTTCCAATAAACCCATACCATATTGAGTATGCTTATTTGTATTCTTAAGGTCAAGTTTAATTTCCGAAATATCAATTTCTTTTGTTTCTTTTTTCATAACTACTTTATTTTGTTTTAAATATTAACGAAATTATCAAATTAATTATTTAAAATCTGTTACTATCTTTAGTAAAATATTTTATTTATTACAAATATAAATTATGTTTGATAAGCATGTATGTAATTTATTTTATTACGGTGATTAAAATGGAAATAAAAATAGGCACTTTAGATGAACAGAAAATAGCCAGCGAAGATGGAATTTATAAACATAGATTTGTTTTAAGTTCCGATTCCATAGATAGAGACTTCGAGCAAGTTCTGGTCAATGGAATATCAATTAAAAACTTTCTAAAATATCCTGTAATGTATTTCATGCACAAAACTTATGAAGGTATTCCTATCGGATTATGGGAAGACGTTGCAAAAGAAAAACGTGGAGATAAAAATTACTTATTAGCAACTACTAATTACAATCCTGATGATGAAGACGCTATGGAAGTGGCAAAGTTTGTTGACACAGGTTATTTGAGAATGGCTTCAATTGGATTTATTTCATTAGCGAATGAAAAGGTACAAGCTCCCAAAGAATTTCAAGAAGTTATAAGTCGTTGGACTAACGATGGAATGATGCGAGTAATTGTTAAGTCTGAATTAACCGAAGCATCTATTGTTGGTATTGGTTCAAATCCCGATGCGTTAAAAGAAAAGTTTACTAAGGGATTACTAACAGGAATAACCGACCTTGATATGAAGTGGTACAAAGACAAAACTTTTGACCCGCAACGTGAATTTATCTTTTTAAATCACAAGTTATTAACCAACAAAACACAAACGAATTTATTCGGTGAAGAAGTAGAAGTAAATGAAAAGAAAACTACTAAGATATTATCCGTTGAAGAAAAGCAGGGAGCTGTTCTGAGTAAGAAAAACAAAGCTATGTTACAGACCGCAATGGAGAATATTAAAGTTGTTTTAGATAGCTCCGAACCTGAACCTGAACCGGTTAATTATATGAATAATCTCGAAGTTGAAAATATAAAAGTTTACAATGAAACTGAATTATGCGAATTATTAAATTGAAAAATTACTCAATACTTATTAATAAATAAAATATTTATAATTGGAAGGAAGAACAATGGACGAAAAAGAAAAAAAGATTACTACCACAATCGAGGACGTTCAAAAAGCTGTTGAAAAAAAAGCAGACGAAAAGAGCGAGGCGAAAACTGTTAGTGTAATCGAAGAATTCACAAAGACAATGGGAACGTTTCAAGAAACGATGCGTGAGGTTGTCGAAGCGGTTAAGGCAAGACCTGAGCCGAAACAGATTGACGTACCGGATTTGATTAAGCAAATGAGCCCTCAAAATGTTATTATAGTAAAGGACGTAAAATATCCTTTAGGTTTAATTGCTTTAGCTGTAGCGAATGCTACATTTAATATCTCAGAGAATAACAGTAAATCACAAACTCCTTTTAGCGATGAGTTGTCAAGAATGGGGATTGATGAAAAAATGATATTGTGTGAGAATTCAATTAAGACAATGAACGCATCTGTGTTCACTCAAGGTGGAGTTTTCATTCCTGAAGTATGGGATAATATGATTATACCGATGTTAACTGCTAAAGCTGTTGTAATGGCTGCTGGTGCAAATGTAATTGATATGCCGTCAGGCAATCTAAATATTACAAGTATATTGACTGGTGCTGAATATTATTCCGTTGGTGAGCAAATTGCAATTACAGATAGTATTCCTACTTTTGGCAGCGTTACTTTAAACAAGCATTTAGGTGGTGTGAGAATACCCGTATCAAATGAATTGCTTAAATCGGGTAGAGTAAATACTGCTCAAGTTATTCAAAAATTAATCATTGAAAAAATGACACTTGGTAAAGATAACAGGTTATTGCTCGGTACTGGTTCAAGCTATCAACCGCTTGGATTANATTCTCAAATATCTTCTACTAATGCAGTTGCAATGACTGGAGGCGGTTCTCCAACTGCGGCGACAAGAAAAACTGATTTGAGGAAATTAAAATCAAATTTAACTGCGGCAAAGGTTGGAATGAATAATTGTGCTTGGTTTATGAATCCTCTTGTTAAAGACAATTTGGAAGGTCAAGTAGACAGTAATTCAAATCCTATGGATTATGCAAAAGAAATGATTGAAAAGAAAACATTATTAAGTTTTCCTATTTTCACAACAACTGAAATTCCTTTTATTGCAACTTGTAATGTTTATTTGATTGATATGGATTACGTTATTGTAGGACAAAGTGAACAACCAACTGTGCAATTCATTCAGGATGGCGATTATTATGTTAGTGGTACATTAACATCAGGCAGAATAACACGTACCTCAGTATTTGAAGCTATTGAAGGTTACGATATTGTATTAACGCAAGCATTGGCCGGTGGAAAAATCACTGGTGTTACTTGGGGTGCTTAATTAATTAATTAATTGAAAGGAAAATAAAATGAATCCAAGATTTAGAAATATTGACGCTTATATTGATGCTGATTTTGCATGTGCAAAACATTTAATAGTAGCAGCTTCAGGAACTGATAATTCAAAAAAGACTGGTGAAACAATAGACACTAAAGGATATGGCTCAGGTGTTTTGTCATTGTCTTATATAGCAACTTTGACAGCGGCAAAGACTTTATCATTCGCTATCGAAGAAGCTCAATCCGATAACAATTCAGATTGGGATGCAGCCGTTGCTTTACAGGCATCAACAGTAGTTTTAACAGGCGCAAGCGGTGGTTCTGTTGACGCAACTGGAACTTCAAAGATAGCAATCAATTTCGCCGGAAAGAAAAGATATTTGAGATATAATATTACAGCAGATTTATCGCATACTTCGGTGGATACAGCAGCTTTCACAGCGGTAGTTATAAAAGGCGGAGCGGTTGTAAAACCTGCTGCTTAGTTTTTAATTTAATAAGCGGGGAGTAAAATCCCCGCTATAATTATGCAAAGAATACCGATAAGATATTATATATTACAAACTAACTACGATTGGAATATTACTTATCGTGTAACAGGTGATTATTCTGCAAAGAATTTTTATTTTGATATAACGGCGGGTGGCGGGACAAAGTTATTTGCGGCAAGTATAACAAAAACTTATTCGAGTGGTACGGGAAAAACCACTATCGTAATTTCAATAACGAAAACACAGATAGCAGGTTTAATAGTAGGAAATCAATATTTTGCCGATTTAAAGTTAGATGACACGGTAGAAATAATATGGTTAAAAGCAGTATTTGATACAGAGATAGGGCAAACAAGCAGTGCATTATGATAGTAGAAGAAGTAATAACTCAATTCGTATTAGAGGAGGTAACGGATGAAACCATTGTTTTATACGAAGGTTCGCTTATTACTCAAACATTAGATTCTTTAGTAGCTGCAGATATTGCAACAGTAGTTCATGCAGCAACTTCAAAAACAATCCCAATAGATGCTGACGAACTTGCAATAGTTGACACGGCAGCAAGTAATGTTTTGAAGAAATTAACCCATATAAATCTATACAATTATTTAAAAACAAAATTTGATTTAGTTTATACAACGCTCTCAAGTACTGTTACTTCTGTATTTGGTAGAACAGGAGCGGTTGTCGCTGCAATAAATGATTACACTTGGGCGCAAATAAATAAAACAACTTCAAGTATTACAGATATTACTACGAGAAATTTATCTGACTTAACACAATCTTCTTCTTACAGAACTGTTACCGACACTGAAAAGGGAACTTGGAACGGCAAGCAGTATGCGTTAGGATTTACTCCTGAAGATGTATCTAATAAGAAATTAGATTTAACCGATAATTCAGATACTTATTATCCAAGTCAAAAAGCTGTTAAGACGGCAGTTGATGCAAAACAAAATAGTTTAGGTTATACAGCTGAAAATACAGCGAACAAAGACGCTACGGGTGGTTACGTTGGATTAACTTTATTTAAAATTAATTTCAAAAATGTATTAAATACTATTACGTCATTTTTAACAAACTCTAATACAGTTGCAAGAACTTACACATTTCAAAATAGAGACGGTACGATTGCAGATGATACGGATTTATCAGGCAAACAAAATAGTTTAGGGTTTACTCCTGAGAATGTGGCAAATTTAAGAACTTCATTCCAAGTAACACCGGATGATACTCATTATATATCTGAGAAATTAGCAAAGGATAGTTTAGACGGTAAACA